AGACACGGGACTCAATAATTTTTTTAATATCACCAAAATTGCCAAACTTGACGAAGGAATCATCTTTCTGAGGAATAAGATTTTGTTCAACAGCAGGCAACGCAGGAGGTGCCTGATAGGTTTGTTCGAGTTTCTCTTGTACAGTCAGGTTCCACTTACCACGCCCAACTTTACAATCAGAGAGTTTGTTAGTAATGGTCTGATAGTTGCAATCATTCATCGCACACCAAGCACGGATATCTGCAGTAGTCACAGATTCGCCGTAAGTTTCTTGGAGTGATTCGATGATGCTGCTCTTGGACAGTCCCATTGGGTTGTTTGTTTTAACTGAAGTAATTATACAATAAAAAAAGGGGTCCGAAGACCCCCAGTGGACAGTTAGGAAAGTGGATCACTCACCTTCTGCTTCTTTGAGTTCCTCAATCAGATCCTCTTTTTTATGGCGTCTATCAAGTTCAATGCCAAGAGTTCTGCCATATTCCTCAAGCTCTTTCTTACTCATGTCTTCCAGAGCAGGTGCTTCTTCTTCTACAACAGGTTCTGGAGTAGGTGCCTCTACAACAGGTTCTGGGGTGGGTGCAGGTGCCTCTACAACAGGTTCTGGGGTAGGTGCAGGTGCTGCCTTAACACCTCTGATCAAATCTCCAAACTTACTCATTTGCCGTAGCCTCCTTTCTTTTTCTTATCTTTTTTAGATCCACAGGATCCCTCAATGATTTCAGATCTCTCTTCATCAGTGAGTGTAAGCATCTTCTTGAGTGCTTCCTCTTCAGTGAGACCTTCATCAATCAGATGACCTTTGACGATATCAAAGAGGTCTACACCAGCCAGTCTCAGACCAGGATTACCTTTTGGTTTAGGAGTTGGTTTCTCACCAGGAAGATGTGGACGACCACCTGGAGCCTTAGGAGTTCCAGGTCTACCTGGTTCGCCAGGAAGTGCTGGTCCACCAGCCTCATTAACAGTTTCACCTTCGGATGAAACTTCATCTTGTGATTCCTCAGATTTATCATAAACGGAAGCAACTGCCTCCATCATATTTTGTGCTTGTTTTCCAGTAAGTCTTTCCATTAATCAGTTCTCCGTAATGAGTTCAAACCATTGATCACTCATTCCACTGATAATGGAATCTGCAGATTCTACGTCCACGGCGTAACCTTCCTCAATGAGGTGTGTTACAACCTTTTCATAGATCTCTTTTGTCTCTTTTAATTGCTTTGGGGAAGGTTTCATCGCTAGACAGTTTTTCTATAAACATATTTATTCAAGCAATAAGTTCAATAAACTCACCCAGAACTTTCTTGTTCATCTTTTTACCTTTCAGACTTTTAGCAAAAGCAGATTTGATTTTTGCTTTGGTTGCACCATCATCAACATCAAATTCAGAATCACTAGACAATGCAGTACCAGAAAGTCCAAAGTAAGTATGATATCCAGATTTACGAATTGAAAATGCACGTTCTTTCTTCCAAATCTTCTGGATCTTTCCAAATGCTTCAGTATTCCAACCAGTGTAGCGGCGAATGAAACTGTTAGCATCACGCGGTTCCAGAACACGAATACCAATAAAGTTTACATCAGTAAAGTTATCACGAAGATTGCGAAGAAGAATATCAGTAAACTCATACCACTCACAATCTAGAGAATATGTGTTTCCAGTTTTACGATCCCGAAGGAAAGCATTTGGATGAATTGTGCTAGTTCCAATGAAAGGTTCGTGTTCCCAATGGCGATGGAACTCACGATGATACTTCAGAGGTGCTGCCTCACCATCTGTCATCACAACACATTGAACTTTCTGCAGTTTGTTTTCTTTTTTGAATTGAGGAAGAATCTGATGCAGTGCCAACATTGATTCATTCAAAGGTGTTCCAGAGAGACTCAATCCAGTGGGAACAGCAAGGTATCCATACTTACGGTAAGAACTTGCCAGGCGGAAGAAGTTTTTCATCTGCTTTTCCATCTCTTTCAGTTTGGACTTACTAGTAAAAATGTTCATCATACTAAACCATTCAGGAACGTAGAGAAGACCTTCACGCTTTTCATAAGGAAGATCACGAATCCCACGAGTTCCATCTTCATTCCAAGGAACGAGAGGATAATCATTGGTGAAAGCATATACTTCAAAAGGAATGGAAACTTTCTTACAGAACCACATCAGATTGAAGAGTTGCTTCATGGTGTCCAACATCACATCCACCATAGAACCACTCCAATCAAGAACAAATACAAGACCATGGTTCTTACCATCGGCAAGAGTAGTTACTTTCTTGAAAAGATCTTCATTGTACTTGTAAGTATGAAGTTTGGAGCAATCAAGAACACCAGTGCGAGCAGTGGTAGCACGAGCATAGGAATCTGCTGCTTTCTTACACTCAAACTCTTTCACCAGATAGTTGACTTCCTTTTGAGCAGACTTCTTGAATTTCAGAAACTCCTTATCAACAGAACCAAAGATATCTTCTTCAAGAACTTGATGTTCTTGCATCCATTCATCCCACTCACCAAAACGTGAATGCACTTCAGAATTACTGACAATAATTTTGTTCAGATTGATATTGGGAATCTCAATATAAACATTTTCCATACCATCGTTACGTGCAAGTTCTTTCAGAGCATCTTCCAGACTATCCATCGTAGAAACTTCTGGTTCATCATCATTATCAGTTCCACCATAAGATTCACCTTCTTCAGGTTCTTCTGAACCAAACTCATCAGACTCTTCTTGAGGTGCATCATTAGTTGGTTGATCAATACCAGGATCCTGATCATTATTAACTTCAGGTTGATCTTCACCACCTTCTTGACCACCCTGAACTTGAAGATCATCAGTCTTGGTCTTCATCTCTTGTTGCTTCTTACAGAAGTTGTAGAGTTCTTCAGCAACATCCAGAACATCATCAAAGGTTTCTGTATTGGCAATCTTTTCAATCAAAACACTTTCTTCAGAAGCAAAATCAATATCAACAAAATTACCAATCTTGAAGTGAAGATTTGCCTTGTCAGCAAGATTCATTGTGTTCAGATTTTCATCAGCAATCTGAAAGAAATCTTCTTCGGCAAGTTCCTGATATCCACGATAAAAAGTCTTGGAGATACCAAGGTAACGACGCTTCATCAACTTTTCAATACGAACGTCTTCAACCACGTTCACGAACTGAGGGGGAATATTTCTAGAACGGAACCAATCGTTATCAGGAGTATACAGTGCATGACCAACTTCGTGACCCACGAGCATATCATACACCTGCCCACTTGCACGCTCCCACATCGGCAGAGTCAATACACGGGTGTGAACATTGAAGCAGGCAGTTTCAATATTTTTGTGCTCAACTACAAGGTCTTCAGTTGCCAGAAGTTTGGCAAGTTGAGATTTGATTTCGTGAGAAACTGCCATTGCTTTGTTGCGTATGGACCTATTATACAAAAAAAGGAGGTCCGAAGACCTCCTAGTGGACAGTTTGAAAACTGGATCAAGTAGGTAATTTAAAAGATTTCTTGGAAGCACCTGCTTTTGCCATTTTCAAACCATATCTAACAGCTGCTGCTGGATCAGATTTTCTCAATCTATCATATTCTCTGTTCACAGCTTGTTGATCAGCAGTTAACTTAGGTGCTGGCGTTGGTGCTGCTTTAGGTGTTGGTGCTGCTTTAGGTGTTGGATCTGCTTTTGGTGTTGGATCTGCTTTTGGTGTTGGAGTTGGGGTTGGGGTTGATGCTGGTGGTTTTGGATCCATCAGACCAGAACCAGAAGCCAGTTTGTCAATTCTTTGTGCAGAGGCTTGCACTCTACCTTGTTGACTGATACCGAAAGATCCCGAAGGAACGGTGTTTCCATATCTTTGGTTATCTTTATTAACTTGCTGTTGAGTTGCAGATGTGCTTCTCTGTTGAGCCCTGATTACCTGTGCTTGTCTATCTTCAAAATCAGATTTGGTAGAAGATGGTCTTGATTGATAAGCATCTGGTTGTGGAGTATTCTTGGGGAATCCAGGAAGTCCAGAAGTTGCAGTAGATGTACCAGCATCACTCTCACCAGGTCTCTTTGGAATTGGTTTGAACATATCAGGATTATTGACTTCAGGATCGCCTCTGAGCAAATCTCCTACCATAGCAATGTTTCCAGGGAGTCCAGGTATAGCCGTGCCATAACCCAATGCAGCACCAAGATAATCACCTTTGGACATTCTTTCAGTTCCACGATAAGCAGCATATG